TGTCAGAGATACTTTGAATTGGTGGGTGGAACCACAGGCACCTGGCAAGGTGGTTATAACCATCAGCGTTATAAAGTAACCAAACGAACAACACCTACAATTACCTTATTTAATGGCTCATTAAGTGGTGCAAATTTTGATGCAGGCGTAGATACAACCAATAGTTTTAGATTACCATCAACAGTAGCAGCATCAGGCGCTGCTGATTATACCATAGCTTCTGCAGCCGAACTATAATGCCACAGATCAGTGCCAAACTATTGATTCTAGACGACAGCAGCAATGTAAGCTATGCTGGCAACAGCAGCTTTGGCATTTTTGCCTGGGGTGCGCAACTGGAACTAGAACAAAATTTTGAAGAAACCAGCCAGAATTACCACAATTTTAGATACATACGTACGACCGGTAGCATAGCCAGTGCTCTGAGTTCCCGCTATGGTCTGGATGCTGCTCGTGATACTGCCCCGGTTACTGACGCTCTTAGATATGTTCTGGGCATCAATCTGGGCCGCTTTGCCGATGGCAGAGTCAAGGATGCCACTGATATAAATACTGTATACAATCAGGGATTCCTGCGTATGACTAATTATGTGAACATCGACTATATTGCAGAAGACTATGTTGGTGAATCAAGAGTTTTAACTTATTAAAGGAGCATTTATAAATGTTTAACACCGAAGACAATTTTAAACTTCGAGGCAGTGTCGACATTCGAGTCATAGGACCCGATGGTCAAACCAAAGAAAACCGTTTCATACCTAACCTCGTGGTGCAGAGCGGTAAAAACTATATTGCTACTCGCATGATTGGTACTGCAACCTCAGTTACTGCAGTTTACACAACTGCCTGTGCTACCAGTTGCATGACCTACATGAGCCTGGGTACAAGCACCACAACTGCGTCAGTAAATGACACCACACTGGGTACTGAAGTAGCTGTTGCTGGCGACATTGCAGCTTATTCAAGAGCTCCAATTGCGTCAACCACACAAAGCACCGGCGTGGTAACCTATGTGGCTGTGTTTGGAACCAACAATCCACAAAGAACCAACACCAGTAATACAACTGCCATCACCGAAGCAGGTATTTTTAACAGCTCAACAGCTGCTCTGGGTGGTACAATGTTATGCCGCACCACATTCAATGCGGTCAACAAGGGTAACGACGACACATTACAAATTACCTGGACTATTACAGTTAGTTAATTAACTAAGGTTTAAGTATGGCAACCCTGACCCTCAGACAGATCAAAGGGTTGCCCTTAACCAATGCCGAATTAGATGATAACTTTGGCAACCTTGACAATAACAAGGTACAGTTAGGTGGCGATCTAGGTGGAAGCACTAGCTCACCTGTGGTTGCAAAGCTGCAGGGGTATGCGGTATCTAACGCATCTCCTACATCAGGTTATGTCCTAACCTGGGGTGGCAGTACCTGGTTGGCTTTACCGCCGACCCTGAGTGCAGTGACTCAGGTAGTAAATACTGTTGTAAATGACATCAGTCATAGATTTGATAATTTTACACAGGTGTTCACGCTACGAACCAATTATACAGCTCTCACCGGCGTAGAATATGGCGACAGCAAAGATTTAAGTGTGGTACTAGATGGGCGACCTCTAGAACCCTATGTAACCGAATACAATAGATTATGGCCCTGGCAGAGTGAATTTGATGCTGGGCGAACAAATAGTTTCCGTATGCGAGGCTCAAAAATAACATTTTATAAACAGCCCCGTGTCAGATCCACAGTTTTTATTTGTATAAATACTAAGTCCGCATCAAGACAGGTAAGAAAATACCCGTTAACACCTATTAATATAGCTTTTGGAGATTAAAAAATGGCTAAGAGAGTAATACCCGATTATTTTAGTTTTAACCCTGGTACTCGTACTATTACGATTACCAACAAGGTGGTCAAACCCGCCCAGTTATTGCTGATTACCAATGTTAGTTCAAACACGGTGATCTTTAATTTCAGCGATCCAGACCTTTACGCAACTCAATATGTTGCTCCATTCAGCAGTAACGCTACCAGCATTGGTACTAAGATTGTACTTAACTACAATACTGCCAGCATGGGTACTTCTGACGCTCTGGCCATCTTAATCGATGAAACCGAAGAAAAATTTACTCCAAGTGAATTATTAACAGACCCAACTGGTAAATTAAGAACTTCAAATCCAAAAGCCCTAATCGACACCGACTTTGAATATGGTCTACAACCAATCAAATGGGAATCATTTACCCGCTATCAGAACATTCCTAGTTACTTTGTTCGTACTGGTGGTGCAACACTGCAGGTAACCAGCATTGTTGGTTCAGGTGGTGTAGTTGGTTCAGGCGTCAACGGTCGAAGCCTAGTCACCATTGATTACACTGTTCCAGCAGGTCAATCCCTAAACGTAACCACTGGTGATATCATCACAGTGTTCAACATTCAAAACGGTTCCAGCTCCAATGCCGAGGGTGTATTTGCAGTAAGTAGCATTGGTACTACCCGTATTACCTACCATGCCAAGGGTGTGGCCAACGGTCAGTTATACAGTTCAAGTCTACAGGTACAGTTAGGTACTGTGGTTGACTCCAACAACCAAACAGTTCGTATTGTGCATGATCAGATGCAATGGGCTAACCCAAGCAGTGCAACCGATGGATATGTAACAGTTACCACAACTGGTAAACATGGTTTAATGCCAAGTGCTCCAATCCTGGTAAACTCATCATTAACCACCAGTGCCAATGGTCAGTTCTATGTATATGATGTTCCAACACCAACCAGCTTCCGATACAGAACTATCACTCCACAAGGTGATATCATGCATGCTGGTAGCTCCAGTGGTATTATCAATACATCACAAACAATCATACTGGTACGTCCGGAAACTACATTCCTGCACAGACCCAGTGATGGTGGCGCAAATATCAACACCTATACCAATGCTGCAGGTATTACAGCGGTTCGTCAGACTCGCAGATACTTCCGATACCAATCAGGTAAAGGCATTCAGTTCAGTACAGGTTCTAAACTTTGCCCTAGCTATAACATCAATACTATTTCCAGTGCTGGTACAAGTATTGCAGTCTTAACCACGTATGAATATCCAACATTCCTGTCTGGTGTAACCGTCAAGGTTGAAGGTGTTCAAGTCAACGCTGGTACAACCAACTATTACAATGGTTCATTTACTGCCAATACAGTTATAACTACTTCAGGCGTGATTGTTTATACCATGAGTGGTTCACCAACAGATCTAAGCCCAGGCGGACAATCTGGTACTAGCCCACAACTAACAGTTACTAACTGGAAGGGTGCAACCTGCAAGGTTGGTTTCTTCGACGACCAAAACGGATTCTATTTTGAATACGATGGCAACTACTGGTATGCGGTACAGAGACGAAACACCAACGAAATGATGGGTACAGTATTAATAACCAATGGTTCAACCACAGTTACTGGTACAAGTACCATGTTCAGCAAACAACTTACTCCAGGAGACAATGTTACCATCAAGGGGCAGACCTATGAAATCATTGCTGTAGACTCTGATACAAGCATGCAAATTGCTCCGCATTATCGTGGTGTAACTGCTTCAAATGCCCGAGTAAACATGGTTCAGGAAATTCGAATTCCACAAAGTCAATGGAATCTGGATCGCATGGATGGTTCAGGTCCAAGTGGTTTTGTGCTGGACGCTAGCAAAATGCAGATGTTCTATATAGACTATAGTTGGTATGGTGCAGGCTTTATTCGCTGGGGATTCCGTGCTACAGATGGTAATGTAGTTTATTGCCATAAACAAGCCAACAACAATCAGAATAATCAGGCTTACATGAGATCTGGTAATCTTCCATCACGCTATGAAGTAGACAATGGATTGTTTTATTCCAGATTCATCAGTGCTTCAACCACAGCCAATGGTATTACCATGGGTGCAGCAGATACTGTTCTAGTAGTTAAAGATGCACGCTACTGGCCAAGTTCAGGTACAATCCTGATGCAACAATTAACATCCAGTGAAGTTATGACATTCACAACCAAGACCTATAACAGTACCCTAGATGGCTGGCAATTAGGTGGTTTAACTCGTAACGTTCTAGGTGGTGATACCAGTTCTGTTAAAACCTATCGTCCATTGACATTTGACGGTGGTGCAGCTGGTAATTCAGCAGTAGCTACAGTAACCTATCTAACATCTGACAATGCTCCACAGATTTACCACTGGGGTAGTTCAGTGATCATGGATGGTGGTTATGACGAAGATAACAGCATCCAGTTTGCTTATACAAAACAAACTTCAGGTAACATCATTGCTGCTGGTACAAGTATTGCAATTTTAAGTATCCGACTAGCTCCAAGCGTAGACAATGGTATTGTTGGTGCATTTGGTAACCGTGAAGTTGTAAACCGTATGCAATTAAAAACACGAAGTCTAGGTGTTGCTACTAATACATCGATTCTTATCACTGGTTTATTAAATCCACAATTCCTGGCATCTGGTTCTGGTTCAGCAAGACCAGTATTACCAGGCGACTGGAATACTACTTCAGTTGTCAGTGCAATTGGTGCAGCTTCGCTGGCTCAGATCATTGACCATACTGGTAACGGTACTTTAGTAACCGGTGGTGAACAGATCTTTGGTTTCGTAACTGGTAACAGTGCCGACAATTATGATATTAGTCAGGTTCGCGATCTGGGTACAAGTGTTATTTCCGGTGATGGTAGTAATAAGACTCCTGGTTTCCCATGCGGTCCAGATGTCTTAACCATTGTTGCTAGAAATAATAATCCTGTTGCAGCGTTCATGGCAAACTTACGATTAAGCTGGACAGAAGCTCAAGCTTAAAAACAAGGGGACCACATGGCAGCTCCTGCTACAAGACAAGAGCTCTTAGATTATTGCCTGAGAAGGCTAGGTCATCCAGTCATAGAGATAAACGTCGACGACGATCAATTAAGCGATCGTCTCGACGATGCTCTACAGTACTTTCAGGACTATCATTATGATGGTGTTGAAAGGATCTATCTTCCTCACAGAGTAACTGCTAGCTACATTTACCTGAACAGCTCCAACGCAACTAGTTTCCAGAATCTGGATGTAGTTGTTGGACAGACTTCAGGCGCTCGTGCTACTGTTACACTCTACAGCAGTATTTCTGGCGGAGACAATGTCAGCAGTCAGGGAACCAGTCTGGTAGTACAGGGCATCACAGGTGTGTTTACTACTGGCGAAGTCATTGTTGGCAGCATCAGTGGGTTCAGCAGCACAGTAAACCTATACAGCAAAGGTGATGTAGACAATGGTTACTTTGACATTGATGACAGCATCATTGGCATAGTTCGAGTTCTGCCTTTCAGCGCCACCAATACTGGTCTGGACTACATGTTTGATCTGCGCTACCAGCTCCGTTTAAACGACCTGTACGATCTCATGAACACCAGCATTATCTATTACCAACAGGTGAAATCTCAGCTGGACATGATAGACATGCTGCTAGTTGGTGAGAAAAGTTTCCGCTATCAGCGACATCAGAATCGTCTGCACATAGACATGCGCTGGGGATCAGATGTTCGAGTGGGTGAAACCATACTGGTAGAAGCCTATAAAATTCTCAACCCCGACACCTGGACCGATGTGTACAATGATCGTTTCATCAAACGCTATGCTACTGCACTGATCAAGCGTCAGTGGGGCGAAAACCTAAAAAAATTCAATGGCATACAGATGCCTGGCGGTGTCACTCTCAACGGCCAGATCATATTCGAAGAGGCCCTGGCAGAAATCAACATGCTGGAGACTGAAGCTCAAACTACCTATGTAGAGCCACCTAACTTCATGGTGGGCTAACATGGCCACCAATTTTTATTTTCAGAGTGGAATACCTGGAGGACGCGTTGGCGAACAGCGTCTGGTCGAGGACCTAATCATAGAGAGCATAAAAATCTATGGTTTTGATTTATATTATCTGCCCCGCACTCAGGTCAATCCTGACCTTCTGTTCGAAGACGATACCATAGCCAGCTACAACAATGCCATACCCCTGGAAGCCTATTTAGAAAATGTCGATGGCTTTGGTGGTGATGGTGAACTCATGAGCAAGTTTGGCATAGAGATTCGTGACACAGCTACCTTTGTCATGGCCCGTAATCGCTGGAACGATGTAGTGGGAGCTGGACGCAGTAACTACCTTCAGTTACCTAACCGACCCAGTGAAGGTGATTTATTATACTTACCGCTTACTCACAGTTACTTTGAAATTAAACGAGTAGAAACACATGATCCTTTCTATCAGCTGGGCAAGTTATATGTGTATAAACTTCAGTGTGAACTCTGGCAATACAGCAGCGAGGATCTCAACACTGGTGTGGACGAAATTGACAGCCTGGAAACCAGAGTATCTCAAAATGTCAGCAGCTTTGAATTCCTGCTGGAATCAGGTGATCGTCTCAGATTGAATACCAATGACTACACAGCCGAGGATGCAGGCTTCCTGCTCAACGAGGCCTGGACTCAGACCACTCAGGACCCTCTGGCTGACAATCTGACCTTTAACCGAGAGGCTCAGGGTATATTAGACTTTACAGAAATCAATCCATTTGGCGAGGTCATAAGAAATAATGTTTGAAAATAAAGTCTGGTATCACGGCATAACTCGCAAAGCCATCATAGCCTTTGGCGTGATGTTCAACAACATCAATGTCCGACGTCGCAATGCTGCAGATCAAATTACTCAGACCATACGAGTGCCTCTGAGCTATGCTCCCAAGAATAAAATGCTGAGCCGTATCCTGGCCCTGCCAGATCCAGATAAGATGGAAAAAGAAGTGCTGGTTCCGCGTCTGAGTTTTGAACTCATAGCCTTTGAATACGATGGTGCCCGCAAGATTAACCTGCACAATCAGTCACGCACCATACTAAACGAAACCCAGGCCAAACGAGTCTATGGTCCAACACCGTATAATCTAACTGTTAATTTGTATGCCTATGCCAAGAACCAGGACGATGGTCTGCAAATACTGGAACAGATTGTTCCTGCGTTCAATCCCGACTTCAACGTCACTGTGACCTATGTTCCAGAGCTGGGCATCAAACACGATCTGCCCATAATCCTGAACAGCATAACCTATGACGATCAGTACGAGGGTGCACCACAGGATCACAGAGTCATAATCTGGACCTATACATTTACACTTAAACTGTACTATTATGGACCAGTTGAAACTCAGGAAGTCATACGCAGGGCCATTGTTGATGTATTTAATAACGAAGATCTTACCAGCAGAATAGATAAATACACAGTAAGTACGGATCCTGCAGATGCATTACCAGCAGATACCGATTTCAGGTTCATTGAAACCTTTGACGATTCAAATTTTAATCTAGGATAGGCCATGTCATTACAGCCCATAAATTTAGGAACACCCAACAACAACGACGGCGATTCGCTCTACGCGGGTGGCGTCAAGATCAATGCAAACTTTACGGAACTCTATCAGGGTCTGGGTGGTAGCAGCAGCGTCAATTTAAAAATTGCCGTGGGACTGAATCCAGCCACCAGTACATTGTTGGCCTGGAGTGCAGCAGCTCAGTCATTTGTTCCGGCCAGCAGTAACAGTATCCGATCAACTGGAGCTGTGGGCGTAAACAGTTTTGTAGTAACCAACAATACTGGCATAGCCGGTAATGCCGATGGCGATCTAAGCAGTGTCAGCAACACGGCCCTGTTGCAGTTAGAAGGTCGGGGCATGTTGAGCATACAGGCTCGCAACAACACCAGTGTAGCATCTACCCGAGGCATCTTTGAAGTCAACGTTGGTAACAGCAATGTTACCAGTCTCAGTGTTTATACCACAAGTGTGGTAGCTCGAGGTCTGCGTGGACTAGAAGTTTATAGAGCCAGTGCCGAAGACACAGCAGCCTATACCAAATTATTAGATTCAACCAGCACAGCCACAGGTATCACACTATACCAAACTCCTGTGAACGATTTTGCCAGCATGGCTGCAACAGTTCGTCAGGGTACGGATTCAAGTAATGCCATTGCTCACACGGGCTTTGTAAAACTATTATTAGGTCAGTATCCACTGAGCTCTACTCTGCTAACTGCGCGTCGTGGTGTAGTCAGCACCAACACTAATTCAAATCTTAATGGCGATACGTACCTGCAGATCGATGGTATTTACCATCCTAAACATTGCGAAGGTTTAATTTATAATTACAGCAACGAAGCCGCTGCTAATAAAATTACACTGGTGACTGGTGCAGCCTGTCACTGGAGTTATAATACTTCGGGTGTGGCTGGTATATCTGGTACAACCAGCACGGCCATGGTTGCTTCATATACACCAATCATTCGTAAGTTCCAAAGTGGTTGGACCCCAGAATACAACGATGCCGGATCAACAGCCGCAGTCATAGATGCCAGCATGAGTGCCAATACCTGGTATTACCTGTACTATCTGGGAGCTCTGCAAACACATACAGTTGGAACTAAAACATTCTATCCAGGTAGCAGCAACGTGGTGGTGTCCAGTAACCGAGACATTGCATCTGTACAATCACAATTGGCTGCGGCTGGTTGGAGTGCCTACTGGGATGTTGTGCGTCGTCTAGGTCCCATCAAGACCGACGCTACTGGAGCAGCAGCTGTTCCATTCAACGTAAAACGTATTGACCATGGAGCATTTGAATTTTACTGGGGGCTGCAGGCCAACGGTGCCGGAGCCAGCAATGGTGCAGATACTGCTTATACAACTACTGTAGCAACAGCTGATCGCAGAATTGCCGGCAGTAGTGCAACATTTACTCTACAGGCCTACAGCAGTTCTGTTCTGACCACTATACCACCCATACCAGGCATTACGGCATTCATCACAGTTAAACATCAGCCCACGGCTGGTGGTGTGCTGCCATTACTTTATCTGTATGGCGATAGCTGGACTGTG